ATAAGTGCCAGTACAAGAACCAGAAATGGATTGCTCGTAAGTATTGCTGGTATCATTCTCTTTGTCACGAAGGATGAGTTTGATTTCTTTGGAATCTTCCTCAGATTGGAAAGTCAGATCAGGCAAGCTATAGACGGCAGATGCTTTCTGAAGTGCTACAAGATCTTCACCAGTCAGGTTGAATTGAAGATCAGCACCAGGAAACTTTACGTTCTTTTCGGGTGCCGACTTCAGCGTAATCTCTGGATCTGAAAAATAGTAACGAGCAGACTTACCACCGCCACGGATGCTGACAAAATCACTAGAGGAGAAGTCCAGTTCAGGACTGTCAAACAAAGTGATGCCAGAAAGAAACTGGCTGAGATCATAAATTGCGAAGTCCATAGGGAATACTTCTTCACTAGAGAACGCTGCCAGTATGTTCTCCGCATTGCTAATCGTGCGTACTGTGCTTCCCTTTCGGAATACGATGGAGGAATTGATACTGGAGAAATTCTTGAGGACATCGAAGGTCTTTTTAGATAGGGTTACTTTACTCATCGGTTGTAATCTTCACGGGTAGCATTTTTGTCGTTAAAGTGCATAAGAAGCACAGCATAGTGTAGCACCTTCATGATATCCATGCGGGCACTACCTTTCTTATCGTAACGAGAAGCATACTTCAGGATATTGCTGCGACAGAAAGCTTCTCCATCACCACATGCTTCAATCAGATCCAGAGTTTGGATTTTATCATCACCAGCAGAGTAATGTTGTTTGTAGGTATTCATGATGTAGTCACGCAACTCATTAATGATTGCGTCTTCATTATATTTGAAATTCATTTCACTTGTTCCAGATCATTTGAATATTACTATGGTAGCATTCTTGAACGTTACCGTCAAGGTCTTTGACAAATAACTTCAGACCCTCGCCACCTAGGATCTTCACGGTCTTGCCGCCGTCAAGGACGGCAAGATGATTTACATACCCGTGGAACTTATCAAAGTTCGTATTCGACATGGATGCCTTCCTCCTTAGTTTCTTCCTTGGTTTCTACCTTAGCATCAATCTTATCATACAATTCGATGAAAGATTGCTTGGTCTCATCATCAAAACGATTGACACAGACCTTGATAGCTTTGATACGATCCTGCCAGATAGCAAAGGCACGGATGATATGAACCAGGCGACGGGTAGAGATTACCTCATCAATGCCACCGTCCTTGAAAGTTTTACGGATAATGTCTGCCCAATTGGCAAGGTTCTCACAGAACTCTGCATCATCAATGCCAAGAGAAGTAGAAATTTTCTTGAGAATGTTAGTTTCTACAGTAACAGTAGGGTAGTCCTGCTCAAACGTGAGAGCAAAACGTTCAAGGAATGCTTCGTTCAGGACGTTAGTGCCGATGAAACGTCCATCTTCAGAACCTTTACCTTTGGTGTTGGCAGTAGCGAAGATGTTGAAACCAGCAGCAGGTTGAACAAACTTACCAATCTTCTTCAGGAAGACACCTTTGCCTTCAAGAATAGATTGCAGACAAAGGATTTTATTGGAAGCAAGGTCAACCTCATCTAGAAGAAGAATAGCTCCACGTTCCAGAGCTTCGATGACTGGACCATTATGCCAAACAGTTTCACCGTTAACCAAACGGAAACCACCAATAAGGTCATCCTCGTCAGTTTCAATAGTGATGTTTACACGGATCAACTCTTTATTTAGTTGAGCACATGCTTGCTCAACAGAGAAAGTCTTACCGTTACCAGAGAGACCAGTGATGAAAGTAGGATAGAACAGACCAGACTGAATGATTTTTTTACATCAGAGAAGTTCCCGAACGGGACATAATTTTTATCCTTACTAGGAATAAGATTCTGAATTTCCTGATCGGGAATTTTAATAGCAGCAGGAGCATTATAAGTTTGCTCAAGTTTTTCCTGAACAGTCAGGTTCCAAGTGCCACGCTTCACATAGAAGTCACGCAGACGCTTGGTAGCAGTAGCATAAGTGATACCAAAGACACCACAAGCATCCTGAACCTGGGCAGCGTTGATATCGTTGCCGAAATTGCTGGACAGGTAAGAAGTCAGTTGCTCGGTAGTAACGTCAGATTTGGCAGGCATTTGGGTCATTTCGTTGATGAACTTATTATAGGGCAGGGCGGGTGGTTTGGCGTCAGACCCAGGACGGTTTGCGAAGTGGCATACGAAGGTAGTTGGATGCCACCCATGGTTTGCTGGCAATGTACATTTTGTATGCCGTGAAGGTGTCAATACTCGTGTCTAATTTATATTCATCGGGCATGGCACGAGCAAATGGTGTCACTTCTGTGATCTTACCTTTGGGGAAAAGATAATATGCTTCAAGCAAAGTGTTGTAACAAGAATGAAACTTGCCATAACGAACGGAGTATTCATCACACAAATTCATACCCCACTTGATCAACCAGTAGGCATTATCAATAGTTTCAGCTGCCCACTTTGTGCATGGATGATTACGAAAAGCACCTTTCTCTGTGCGATATGCATTACCATCTGTTTTATGCAGATCTCCATAACAGTGATACCACTTGGACGCTACGATGGATAACATCTGGCAGCATTCAAGTGGCATCTTAACAATATGTTTATCTGGCAAACAAATGGCACTCTCGGCAGGAAATGGCGATGTGACAAAAATGTTCATATCAGAATTGAATTTCGAGGTCTCCTTTACGGAATAGTTTAGCACCCTTCGACAGCGCATAATCAAGAATCTGGATCGTTTCGTTATCCAAATTTACAGTTGACGCTGGTTGCACTGGATCAATATTAAAGTGCCGACACAACTTTGCTTCGCTGCGACGAGCTTTCTTTCCATAACTAGAACTAACTTCTACGTTGATTGATTTGACATAGGCATTCAAAGAAGATATAAAATCTTTTGATACTCTCACCATGTCATATTTTTTACCCCTTGGTTCACGTTGTTCCCAATTAGGAATTGGAAAATTTTTCTCAAATCCAGGGAATTTTTCTTCCAGGAGATCAGAAATGATGGAAGATGAACCACGATTAGTTTTTAATTGTGATACTGCCTGTACACATTCAGTACGAAACTTTGATAGTTGTGGTACAGTCAAACCATATCTTGTTTGTAAGACATGGTTAATTGGATTCGTAATTGCATTTTTTCTCATGATTGGACGTAATGAAAAATTATGTTGAATGATCAACGAACAAATTATACAGGAAAAAAATACGCTTGTCAAGCGACATAGGCAATAAAGGAATTAAGGAGTTTTTTGTTGGTAGATTTTGAGTTAAGCATTTTCTTGAATGCCTTGGTGATATCAGTTTTTTTAGCGCCAGACTCTACATCAAATACAGAATTATCATCAAGAGAACTATTATTGATTGCATACAGAGCGGTGAATGCTTTGGGGTGAGGGATGATAGCAGACTTCTCTTTCTTCCACTGCTTCTGAACCTCACCATAGTGGGCAACGTCAGCATAGGAACAAACAAAGTTAGAGAGTTGGGAACCAGAAAGAATACGGAAACCCAGCACATTCACACCAGGGTTACGATCACGCAGTTGCTGAATGAAAGTATTGGTGTTACCATCCCAACCTTCAAAAGGTTTATAAACACGACCAGTCTGACGATCACGCAAACAAGTGCTATTGTCTAGACGGCGAGGACGAACATAAGAATGATCACGGTATTCGTCATACAGTTTGCGACCATAGGAAGTCTGGCAAGCTTCACCATCAGAAAGAATACAGACATTCACTTTCTGAAGATCGTTCTGTTTCTTGAACTGAGGGATGATGTAGTTGAGCATCACAATACCTTCATTCAAAGGAGTGCCAGACAAACCGAGACCAGTAGTAGCACCATAGTAAGTGTGGTAGGTATAGGTATATGCTTCTCGGAAAAGATTGCGACACATACGCTCATAGTCTTTACCGTTAGAACGGGAAGACACAAAATTTACCAGATGGAACATACCTTTCTGCAGATACACTTTGCCTTCATGACAACCATTAGCAGCAAAGTATTCATCGTTAGAGATGTACTGATCTTTGCCTTGCTTGATACGGCGAACAGGGAAGTAATCATTCGTGAAGGCATACACCTCAAACGGGATCTGAACTTTCTTACAGAAAGCAGTAAGGTTCAAAAGTTGTTTAACAGTAGCAAAGATCTCACGCTGCATCGAACCAGACCAGTCCAGAAGGAACAGCAGACCATGGTTCTTACCGTCAGGAAGGATCGTAACTTTCTTGAAGATATCTTCGTTGTAAAGGTACGTGTGAAGCTTGGTAGTGTCAAGCACACCAGTCTTGGATTGACCAGCACGAGCATAAGCATCGGCAGACTTGCGGCACTCAAACTCCTTCACAAGGTAATTCACTTCCTTCAAGGATTGCTTACGGAAAGATTGATAGTCAGCATCAACACCGTCGTAAGCAGTCTCAAGCATAATATCATTAAGACCTTCACGCTGCTCATCAATCCAGTCATGAACTTCAGTCCAGTCAGCAACATACTCATCAAGAACCACACTGTCGGGGATCTCAACATAGTAAGTATTACCGCCAGAGAAAGTGTTAGTCAGACGTTCAGCAGCACGGTCAAATGCGTCTTGAGTTTTAGAACTCTCGTCATCACCTTCATCACCAGCAGCATCAGCATCTTCACCTTTCGGTTGAGTAGCACCACCAGTCTGCTGACCTTGCTGATCAGAATTGCTGGAAGGTTGGTCATTATCAGCATCACCTTCTTCTGGTTCATCATCACCCCCAAATTGAGTGGAACCACCCCCACCTTGAGTGGTCTGGTCAATATCAACATTAGCATCAACTTGCTCCATCTCTTTCTCTTGCTTGCTGAATTCATACACATCTACAGCAATCTGGAGCACTTGATCAAAGGTCTCTGCTTCATCAGTGCGAGTGACAAACACTTGCTCATCAGCAGCGAAAGGAATGAAAGCACTAGCACCAACCTTGAAGTGAAGGTTGATACGGTCAATCAGACTGTAAGTATTCAGATCATCATTAGCAATACCAAAGAAATCTTGGGCATTCAGTTCTTGATACCCACCAGCAAAAGACTTACGCAGACCAGGATACTTACGCTTCATCAGCTTCTCGATACGCGCATCCTCAATCACGTTGATGAAATCTTTAGGACATTCTGCTTTGGCAGTCCAATCCTCGTTAGGGGTAAAGAGAGCGTGTCCCACCTCATGACCCACCAGCATATCATAAACGACGCTAGAAGCACGGTCCCAGTTCGGCAGGGTAAGCACACGGGTCTCAACGTTAAAACATGCTGTAGGGCAGT